TATTATACCACGCTTAGCATCCTTGAGCAACAGGCATTGAATATGCAGGTCAAAGATGAGATTGGTCTTGATAGATTCAAGTCTGGTTTCTTTGTAGACAACTTTGAGACTCATGGTATTGGCAACCTTGTCTCTGCTGACTATAAGTGTGCTATTGATAGCAGACAGTCTGTATTGAGACCTCAGTCTAAAGAAGATTCAATTCTTCTAAGAGAGGTTAATACTAGACAAGACCAAAGATCTGTTGCTGGATATCAAAAGTCTGGTGATATTGTAACTCTACCATACACCAATCTTAAATTGTTTGGCAATGATTTTGCCAGTAAGACAATCAATCCAAATCCATTTGTTGTATTCCAATATGTTGGTGAAGGTAAGATTCATCCACAAATTGATCAATGGTACGATCAAGGTGTAGAACCACTAGTAGTAGATACTAATACAAGTCTCTTTGATATCTTTATTGCCAAAGATGATACCAAAGAAAGTTTCTCCAGTCTCCACAATTCATTTATTGTAAACTGGGTTGGAACTTCACCATCATTTACATCTATCAATTCTCTTGGTGAGACTAATACTTCTAATGCTCAGTCTTCTGTTAGGTCTGCTTCTGTTGGAAGTTCTTCTAATATTAGTCCACAGAATAACGAACTCGGAAAGGGAGTTCAAATGAAAACTGTTGGTGAAAATGTTGTCGCGACATCACTTCAGTTCTTTGCTAGAAGCAAAGCTATTAAGTTTGTAATTGGAAGACTCAAGCCTTCTACCAAGGTTTCTGTATTTTTGGAAGGTAGAAACATCAATCGTTGGGTAAATCCTGACTTAAGATTTACTGGTATTGCTGGAAACTCACTATCAGCATTTAATGGTGAGGTTGTTACTGATGGAAATGGAAATGCTAGTGGTCTAATCTTACTACCTGCTGGTTATGCTCCTAGAGAGAATGCTACTTGGACTGGCGATGTCAACACTGTAGAATATGATGAGTCTTCCGAAGAACTACGTTTCACAACTGGTGAACTAACTTTCAGATTTACTTCCAGTGAAACTGATGAAGATAAGACAGGTGTTGATACGTATGCCGAAATTAAGTATTATGCTACTGGTCTTCTACCAGAGAATCCTTCTAGTATTGTATCCACAAAACCATCTTACTTCAAGTCAAATGAAGGTGTGCAGTTTGTCGAGAGTAATACCGATGATCCTTTAAGACCCAATCCTTTAGCACAAGTAGTAAAAGTTGAGAACTTTGAGGGTGGAGTATTTGTAACTGGTGTTGATCTCTACTTTAAGCGTAAGAGTGAAGAAATTCCTGTCAGAGTTTACATGACTAATGTTGACTTCGACAAACCCGCTAAGAACATTATTCCTGGTACTGAGAAGTCATTGACACCAGAGACATATCTAAAGTGTTTTGCTTCTGGTAATATTCTAGTAACTAGAGATGAAGTTGTTATAGGTACTAGTTCTGCTGCTTCTGGTCCTATTTCTAGAATTATTGATAAGAACGGAGTTGAACTAACTCCCTCATCTACTGGAGTATATGCTCTTACTAATGAGCAAGTATACACTCTTGTTCTTAAGAACCATAATGGAAGATCTTTCTTACAGAATGAATTGCTAGAGATTCCTTCTGTTAAGTTGGCAAACGCTACCAATGGAACAGATTTAACTCTAACTATTGCTAAAGACAGTGGTAAACTTTCCGAAGTTAGAATTACAAATACTGGATCTAACTATGATAGCGCAGTTCTCTCTATTGAGAGTCCTCAGTTGCCTGGTGGATCTGTAGCAACTGCTAAAATTAATGTGTCGGAAGGTAAGATCTATAATGCAGAAATATCTATTCCTGGATTTGGATATACCGAAGCACCATCAGTCGTCATTAAAGGCGTCGGCAATGGCGCTGGAGGGTGTACAGTAGAGACATTTATTGAGATTGATACACCTGCTGTTAGAATGGGTGTAGCAACCGATTTCGTGGGTCTCACAGAGTCTACAACTCCCACCCATTTTGCGTTCGATTATCCTGTATATCTGGAGAATGATTCTGAATATGCGTTGGTAATTGAGACTGACTCCACCGATTATGAACTATGGTCTTCTGCTCTTGGAGAAACTGATCTCTCTACTAGCACTGTAATTACAACACAACCATCTCTCGGATCTCTTTATAAGTCTCAAAACACAGACACTTGGACTGAAGATTTAGATCAAGATCTTAAGTTTACATTATACCGTGCTGAGTTTGATATTAATAGACCTGCGGAGTTGCTTCTCAAGAATGAGAATCTTGGATATGAACTTCTAGAGATGAATCCAATTGAAACTGACGCTACTTCACAATCGATTGCTAGCTCTACATTGTTCAGAAATAACAATGGTGTTATTAAGGTGAACCATAGAGATAATGGTTTTGAAGATGGTGGAAATTCATATGTCTTCTTTAGAGGTGCTGAAGAAACTGGTGGTATTCCTTCAGAAACATACAACACAAATCTATTTGAAGTTGCTAATGCTGGAGTAGACTCTTATACTATTAGAACTGTAACCAATGCTGCTAGCAGTTCAGTTGGTGGTGGACACGTTTCTGCTACTTACAATAGAAAGTTTGAAACATTGTACCCACAAGTACATTATCTAACTGTCTCTGGTACAACACTGAACACTTCAGTTAAGACTACTAATATCGTTCCTGTTGACTCATCTACATCAAATTACACTTCATATTCACAAACTGATTTTGAGAAAACATTCTTGAATGAACCGCACTACTTCGATAACCAAAAAGTTATCGCATCTGAAATTAATGAAACCCTAAACAGTCTCGCGAGATCTTTGACTTATAAAATGGAACTGTCATCTACAGTTTCTTATCTATCTCCTGTCATTGATCTTTCCAGTGCGTCTGTAAAAACAGTATCCAATAGAATTGAAAATGCATCAGGACAAGAAAACAGATATGGAAGAAGAAATCAACTGATTGAATTCTATCCCGTCTATTCATTCTCTCTTGCTACTTCAACTGTTGGAATTACATATCAAAATAATCAAAGCATCAAAGGAGCGTCTTCTGGTGCTAATGGTACTATTGCTAAGGTTGACGGATCTCAAGTTTGGGTTAAGGTAAAAACTAAACAAGGATTTACCGTTGGAGAAGAACTTGAATTGACTCAATATGCTAACAGTCAATCTGCTCCTACTGTGACAGTAGGTTCTACTCCTTCACTAGTAACTCCTATTATTAATAGTTCTACACAATCAGCTGCTGGAGAATCTATTACAATTGTTGCTCGTAATCCAGTTGAATCTAAGATCACCGAAACATATGATAACAGAATTACTGGTAAGTCTATTATTTGGAATAGAACGACAAGAGTATTAACTCTTAGAACTGATATTAGACCAATTATTGATGATTACAATTCTAGAATCATTGATAATGTTCTATTCGCTAGAGCAGGAGAAATTACTGATCAAATTCCTGATATCTTCCGTGTAGGTGATATTATTTCATATCCAAATCAACCAGATGATGAAGCATTCTTTATGGAGGTAGCAAAGGTAGAGTATAGTTCAGGTGTTGACTTTGTTCCAGAAGATACTTCTAAGAATAGTTCTTCTATTGCTAAGTATGTTACCAAAGAAGTATACATCACAAATCCTGCCACAGCAATTGATGTTCATCTACTTGCTAACGTTAAGAATATCGAGAACATCGAAGTTCTTTACAAGTATAAGAGAGCATCGAGTCAAGAAAACTTCGAAGATGCTGAGTGGTTCTACTTCAATGATAATGGTCAACCAGATTCTTTAGAGATTGCTAGCGCCGAGAACACAATTTCAAGTGTTGTTGAGAAGCAATCTTCATACCAAGATCTTAAGTACAGTGTATCTGGTCTTCCTGAATTCTCTTCATTCGCAATCAAACTTGTGATGAAGGGAGTAGATCCCGCGTATGTTCCAAAGATTCAAGATATTCGTGCAGTTGCTGCTTTCTAATTTCCGCGCATGAGTTATATCAAAGTTAAAGGGCATGATGGTCTCGTTAGGGACGAGACCACAGGTGCTATCTTGAATCATGACAGTTCTGCTATTGAAGCGAGACGTAAACTAAAGCACTTGAATTCCGCGTTGGAAGACATAAATATGTTGAAGGATGAAGTCTCTGAAATCAAATCCCTACTTAGAGAGTTAATAAGAAATGCCAGCAATTCAAGTCGCTAGAACTGACACCTTTGAACAGCAAAGGGTCAAAATTAATGATATCAGTGACGTACTTTTTAGTGTTACTTCGGGTGGTAGTGATCTATCAACGGGTAACCTAAAATTAGGTGATGGTACTAGAACTACACCATCACTAGCTTTCACTACCGATAGTTCTCTTGGTGTTTATAAGTATGGAGTTGGATCCCTAGGATTTGTAAGTGGGTCGAAAGACATATTTTCTTTCTCAGAGTCTGAGGTTTTTTTCTATAAGACTAGCAATTTTAGTAGAAGAGTTATTGACTCTACTACAGGATCAACATTTATTTTAGATGCTGGTTCTGATTACGGTGTTGGTTCATATACAGATGTTATTCTCCTTGGTGGAAACGGTTCTGGTGCTCTTGCGAATTTAGAAGTATTTGAGCATGTTGGAACTTCAACCGTTGGTAATGGATACTATGGAGGAACATACACAAATATTGCTCTATCAGGTGGAAGTGGGTCTGGGGCAAATATCGACTTTACCGTTGAAACTATTGCTGGCACAATTACCCAAGCAGGATCTAATTATACACCAGGACTAACGACAGATGTTCCTTTGACAGGAGGTAATGGATCTGGAGCTATTGCTGATATTTCTGTATCAGAACTTGCTGTTACCATTTCTAGTGGAGGAACTACATATCCAGATGGAACTTATCTAGATATTCCTCTAACAGGTGGAAATGGATCTGATGCCAGAGGAAACATAGACGTTATTGGTGGTGCTGTATCTTCTGTAACTGTAACAAATTCTGGTATTGGATATACAATCACTGATGTATTGAGTGTAAATTTATTCCAATCAGGAACTCAAACATTTTCGGTTACTGTAAATACTGGTGTTTTCTCTATTGACGGAGAAATTAGATCAGGGTTTAACTTAGTAAACGGTCAAACATATGAGTTTGATCAACTTGATTCTAGTAATGACAGTGATGCTTTGTGTATTGGCACAACAGCAAATGATACTAATACTGCGCTTGGTTCTGCTGATGGCGTAACATATGTAGTTGATGGTGTAACATATAACACATACACAGATTACGTAGCAAATATTTCCCCAACAAATACAGAAAGAAAGGTAGTATTTGCTGTTCCAGCAAGTCCAGCAAACGCAAACGTATTTTTCTTTGGACCATTTGGTGGAGGTGGCAGTTTAACTTTAGTAGCAAATGCAGGATCTGCCGCAGCACTAGATGTTAGCACTGTTCCTGGCGAAGTTATTTCTGTTGCAATTACATTCTCTGGTAGCGGATATTTACAAAATGATGTACTGTCAGCGACCCTAGGAACAGGAGCAGGATTCCAGTTTACTGTTTCTAATAATCCTGGTATTCTAAATGACTTTACATTCTCTAGTAGAGGTGGTGGATACTTAGTAGGAGAAGTTTTAACTCTACCTGGAGTTGTTTCTGGTGTAACAGCAACTCTTGAAGCAGAGATTACTGGTTTAACGACAACGCTGGTAGCAGCGGACCCTCAGATTACAGTTTCTAGCACTGCTGGTATTCAAGTTGGTTACATTATTACATCGTCTGTTGGTCCTGGATCTACTTTCCCAGGAGCAACTGTTGCTAGTATTGATAGTCCAACACAACTAACGATGTCTGCTAACCCAGATATTCCTGGTTCTTGTACCTTAACATTTACTCCACCAAATTCAACAGAAATTACTGTATCTGATGCTACTGGCATTAATCCTGGAGCTACAGTCACTGTTACCTCTGGATCTGGTGCTTTAGTATCTGGAACAACTGTTGTTTCTGCTTCTGGAACTACGGTTGTCTTGAGTGATGCTCCAACATCTGCTGGCGCTGTCACATTATCATTCTCTCCACCATATGGTCCTGGAACTGGATGGTCTTATACTATTACTGCTGTAGGTGCTATTGGAGATGTTACTATTTCCACTACACAATTGGGTGTTGGATATACAGAGGGCGACATTTTAACCGTAAGTCCTTCAGATCTTGCTGCTCCAATTGATTATACAGTAACTACTGTTGCTATCCAAATACTAACACTGGTTGGAACAGTAAATCTTGCTGCTTCTGGACTGGCAGTTGGTGATCTTATTGAAGTACAAGGATCTGGTGGTGCTGGATCTGAAATTTATGACATTAAGACTAGTGGTGGAAATATTACCAGTATTGTCGTATCAGATGGCAACTTCCAAGATTCTGACGTAATTATTGAGTTGGGTCAATCAACAACTCAAACTATTGATACTGTAGTTTCACGAAATGTTTTCTTCATTGATACGGGTAGCGGAGCAGCGTACAAACCAGACTTAACACTTTATAGTGGTGACACGTATAATTTTGATTACTCTGACCCAACAAACGTAGGACATGAGTTCTCTATATCAGAATTTAGAGACGGACCATTTTCACCAAGTTTGGTTGAGGGAGTATCAATTGTATTAGATACTTTAACTACTGTATACACCATTGCTGATACAACGGGAATTCTCGTTGGTATGGAAGTATCGGTAACTGCTGGAAATGGAGAACTCTCTGCTACCACAAAAGTTGCAAGTGTAGATAGTGCTACACAAATCACATTAAACGAAGTCCCAACAGTTGGTGGAGATTCGACTGTAAAATTTGCTGGATCTCAATACTTAACAGGAACAAATAGAGAAAATAATATTCTATCTCTAACTATTACTGATGATACACCATCAACATTATACTACTATTGCACCTTCCATGAAAATATGGCGGGCGAGGATAATGATGAAGCTGTATTAACTATTGATCTAAACAACCCAAGAACATTTGGTAGTGGATTCCAATTAAGAATTGATAGTGTTATCGCAACTGATGTAATTATCAATGATATTACCGAAGGAAAAGTTACATCTTTAGATTTAGAATCCGAAAATGCTACTATTACCGCTGGTACAGTTACTACATTAACATCTACTAGTGGAACTATTGACAACATTACAACTGAGTCTATTTCCTCTACTGGATTAAACATCAGTTCAACAGGAACTACTAATATTAGTTCTTCTGGTAATATTTCTATCAATAGCAATATTACAATTGAACCAAATGGTGACATTGCTACTTCTGGCAATTTAGAAACAGATGCCTCCGTAGTTGTTAGTAATGTATTAACAATTACTGGATCTGATATTTCTACTTCTGGTGGAAATAATCTAACATTAACACCAGATGTTTCTAGACTTGTAAAAGCAGACACAACAACTGCTCTTGTAATTCCTGTTGGTACTACGAATGAAAGACCACAAGCAGGTGTTGTAGAAGATGGTGCTATCAGATTTAACTCTGAAACAAATCAATATGAAGGATATGCTTCTACTACAAGTTCTTGGTCATCTCTTGGAGGAATTCGAGATCTAGATGGAAACACTTACATTCTTGCCGAAGAAACTGTAGGAGCAAATGATAACACATTATGGTTCTACAATGATGGAGTTAATACACTAAAAGTAACTCCTTCTGGAATGGACTTTAGGTCTGTTAAGACCATTCAATCATCTAATACTGCCGCTCCATCATTTGTTGATTGGACATCAAATACTCCTGTACAAGTTGGAGATTATATCCGTTATAGAAACAATCTATACGAAGTCACTACTGCTGGTACAACAGATACAACTGGTAACGAACCAACCCATAGTTCTGGTGCTGCATTAAATGGTTCTGCTGAACTTACTTTCTGGGGATTAGCAGTTGCTCCACTAGAATTTGAATTCTGTGACGAAGTTAGAGTTGGACCACAAAAAGATGTTCCTCTTGTTATTAGTTCTGAACTAAGATTCTTGGACAATGTAATTAGTACAGATGTTCAAGATATGGTCTTGAGACCTAACGCTGGTAAGAAAATTGTTGTTGATACAAACACGAGTTTTGCTGTTCCATCTGGTGCTACTGCTGACAGGGGTGTACCTGTTCAAGGTTCTATTAGATTCAATACTACAAACTTTACATATGAAGGATATGATGGAACTAACTGGGGTTCTCTAGGTGGTGTTAAAGACGTTGATCAAAACACTTATATCATTCCAGAAACTGTTCCTGGTGCTAATGAAAATATTCTATATTTCTACAACGACGCAAATAACACAGTACAAATCACAACAACGGCGTTAGATTTCTACTCTATTGATACGATTAGATCAGTAACTTCTGATGAATTAGAAATTACTGCGTCTCTCTTAACATTTGATCAAGGAACTTCTACATTTGACAATACATCAGTAGATAGAACGTTCTTACATACAACCAAACAATATTTTGACATTGGTTTGTCTGCTGGCGTTACAGTTGATCCTGTTCTAAGATTAGATGATCAAGGTGATGTATATCTCAATATTGGATTTGGAACAGGAGTATTTGATGGGGTCAAAGTTTTTGATGGAGATCTAAAAGAATTTGAACTAGCTGATGTAAGAATTCTATCAGAAAAAATTACTCTAGTCAAAGGAACCTCTAATAATGGTTCTTCAGAATTGTATGAGACTGCTACAAATCTTGGATGTAAAACCACGGTCATTGCCCATAACCCAACAACAGGAGATAAAGAATTCTATGAATTTGGTGTTCTTGATGATGGTACAGACATCTTCCATACAGAGTATGGAAACATTAGAACTGGCACTCAATTGATTCTCCCAACCTTTGAAATTACTGGAGCTAATGTCGCTAGACTAAATATTGAATTAGGGGCAAATGTAGGAAATACAGAGTCCGTTAACATCACTGTCGTTTCAAACGTTACTAAGAAATAAACATGGCAACTACAAAAGAAAAGTTTGATTCCGTTGGTGGATTTTCTGTAGATAGAACTGTTCACATTGATGAAGATCATAATGCCAAAGATTTGAATTCTCTACAACTTAGGAATTCATTCTTTTTAGACAGTGCGGTTGAAAATTATATTCTTAGAGGAGTAAATACTGCGGTTCTAGCATTAGATGATGTTGGAACTCAAATTGTTATCAACAACAATACATTGAACTTTATTACTGGACATATTATCGCAGTCAATCCACAGGGAGTAGTATATTCCGCAAAATTAGAAACTGCTATGACATGTGATGCTGCTGGAGTAACAACTGTTCTTTCCAGTCTTAGAACGGTTATTAAAGATGATATTCCAGCAGGACAAACATGGAGTATTGAACCATTAGGATCTACAAATCGTTTTAGCTACACCACTACCAGAGCAGGTACTACAAACCTGATTAAATGGGTTGTCTCAACACAGGTTATCAGTATCGAGTGGGCTTGATGCTAAATATAACTGAGGCAAAATAGGCGGAGCTGGCAGGCACCATGAGTTTTAATATCAATTCCGACAAAGAGTTTATTAGGGGTTCTAATCCAAAACTCATCGGTGATAATGAACTTACAATTAGAGGTGGATCTGGATCTCTTGAAAAAGAGATTTTCAGAACTCAACTCGACCCAGACACAGGACTTCCTCGTGTCGGTATTAATAGAACTGGTCAGAGAGTAAACCTAGTTACTATCACTGAAGGTGGTTCTGGATACACATCTGAACCAACAGTAACTATTGATCCACCAGGAACTGCTGGTGGAGTACAAGCACTTGCCTCTGCTTTTATCTTCAATGGTCAAGTTGTTAACATTGCAATTAACAACCCAGGAACTGGATATACTTCTGCTCCTAATGTAGTAATCAGTGGTGGAAGTGGCGGTGGTGCAGCGGCAACTGCTGTTCTTGATACTGTTGATTTTGAACTTGATATTAATGGTGCTATTAGAACTTCTACGTCTATCATTTCTGATACGGCAAGAATTCTAAACCTAGATATCGACAACTTTGTGACCCCCGATGTCAACATGAGGGGTCCAAATCTCAAGACTTACATGAATGGTACAGGAACTCTGTACCCAACACAACCAAAGATTTTCCAAGAAAACGAGTACGTTTACTTTGGTTCTAACGTATATCAAGCATTAAACAGTGGAGAGGCAACTGCGACTGCTCCTGTTCATGATGATGGTATTGTACAAAACGGAGAAGTTAACTTCAAGCATATTGGTTTCAGAGTAAATGATTCCAATGCTTTTGGATTTGGTGAAACTGGCGAAGCAGGCACATTCCCAAGATCAATTACACCACTACTTGGTGATAGATCCGACAAGATTGCTACTACTGAATATGTTCTAAACCTAGCAACAAACGACGTTGGTGGTCGTATCTATGTTTCGGAACAGATTGGTGATAACTTAAATGATGGTAGATCTGCTGTTAATCCTGTTCGCACAATCAAGAGAGCAGCGCAGATTGCTTGGAGTACGCCTGGTGTCAAAGAAACCATTATCGTTTCTGGTGGTGATTATGTAGAAGATAACCCAATTTCTCTACCACCTGACTGTTCTGTCGTTGGTGATAACTTGCGTCTGGTAATTATCAGACCTGCCAACGCTGGCAAACACATCATGAAGTTTGGTGATAAGAACTACGTTATTGGTGTCACGTATAGAGACAAAATTGATGAAGCAACTGGAGATCCTATCTCTACATGGGATTTCGCAATGGTCTTTGACGATAAGCAAAGACTCTTACTTGATTATGAAGTCAATGGAGACTTTGGTGTAAGCTTCCCAATTGGTCATCAAATTTTTGGTCCAGATCAATTTAGATTGGGATTCCAACAAAATGGCGGTTTATCATCTCTACAAGTTGGAACTCAGATTGTTGGTGTCAACCAAGGTGCTGTTGCCGAAGTTATTGGGGTAGAATTTGATACCACCACTGGTGCTAGTGCATTTATTTCTGGTGACGTTGATGTACGTGCTATTAGTGGTTCTATTGTTGAAGGTGAACAATTTAGATACATTACATCAATTTCAACTGACGCAGCACTCGCACTTACAATTACTGAAACTATTGGCGCAAATGCTTTTAGAACCACAAGTGATCCAACAGGAGTAATTGCTGCTGGTGATTATCTTTTCCTTGATGATACAGATGATTCTAGTTTCACTCAAGGATATTTCCAAGTATTTACAGTTACTCCAGAACCTGGAGGTTCTCCAACTTATTGGGATGTTGTAGTAATTCCTGTTTTTGGATCTACTGGTTGGGACAGTCAGCAAGCAGAAACCATTAATGTCAATGGAGCTACTGCTACCTTCTTCACATTTGACTCTATTTCACTTAAGTCTATTAGAGCAGAAGGTGAAGTTGTATCTGTTAATGAAGATCTCACAGCAACTCTACCAATTCAAAGAATTGACTTCTCGCAACAGGGTAGTTTCACTGATGGTTTCCAAAGTGATCAGTTTGGAAATTCTGAAGACTTAGGTGGTATTGTATTCTATACAAACCAACTAGTTGGTAGATCAAATATTCACGACTTTAAAGAAGGTGAGGAAATTGAAATTGCTGGTCTTCCAACTGTATCACCAGATTTATCTTTCCTCAATGGTAAGCAAAGAATCTATAAAGTCCTTGAAGATGCTGATGGTCGCTCAAGACGATTTGTAATTCCAAAGAAAGTACCATCAATTAATGATGCAGACTTCGACCCAGGTCAATTTGCTACAGTAAGTACATACACAAGATCTGTTACAGTATCACTACTAAACTCTCCAAACTCATTCCAGATTTCTACACCTGTAGAAAGAAGATTTCAGGATGCTGTTACCTTCATCCGTAATAACAGAGACTTTATCGCAGATGAAGTTGTTGGAATAATCAACGATCAGTTTAAAAAGGATTATTACGCAGTATATGATGTCTCAGGTAATGATTTCAAGATTTATCTTGGACCACTTGATCATGATAACACATATGATAATACCAATCCAACAGGAACAGTAACATTTGATGGTAACACATACAACATTACCGATTTTGTTTACGATACTGCTGTTACTGGTGTTGCTACAGTAACAACTAGTGTTGCTATTCCATCCCTCAGTGAGGATGACACTGTACAACTAGCAGGTCTAGAAATTACCTGTGATGCTGGAACTAAAATCTATCCAGCATATAGTTCCCCTGATTCTACAGGCAACAATGGCGATGAGCAATGTAGGCAAGATATTGTTCACTTCCTCAATGCTCTTGTAAGGGACCTCGAATTTGGTTCTAACCACAATATTCTTGAAGCAGCACAGAAGTACGTTGTTGACGGAAAGATTGCTTATATCGAAGATGAAATTATTCAGAATGTTCGTGCTATTGAGTATGCCAGAGAACTAGCAATCTTCGCAATGAGAAACTGGAGAACTGGAAATGGAACTCCAAGTGATCCTATCTATGTTCCACAGTATTCATCAATTACAAGATACTTTGATGATAGTGTTATCACTTCTACTGCTCTTCTAAATGCTGATGGCACAGCAAACAATAGTGGATTTGCTTGTGATGACGTAAGATCTGCTATTGATACTCTAGCATATCTTTGGGTAGATGTCATTGGTAACGATGCTTCGGGTACATATCTAGATGCAGCATACTTAATTGCTAGAAACAGAGATTTAATTGCGGATGTTTCTTACAAACGTGCTGTTGCTAACTACCCATCACTATCTTTAAACAATATTGATGAGCGTAAGTGTCGTAGAGACATCACTTATATCATCGGTGGTCTAGTTAGAGACTTAGTTCTTGGTGGAAATAGTGGTACTGTAACAAACGCAGAACTTTACTATAGCGGAACTGCCTTAACTGGAATTCCAGAAAGTGAACTCGCAGCAACTAGATATGCGTTTACTCAAACTAGAGATCTTGCCATTGCAGCAATGCGTGGATGGGTAGATTCTTCTGGTGCTGCAGTTACTACATCAGAATCAATTATCCCCCAGTTTACAGATGCAACTATCTTAGCAGATCCAGCAGGAAATCCACTTTGTGCTAATGTTGAAGCTTCCATTACCACATTGATGGCGCTACTAGATGGAATTTTAGAATATGCTGACGATCCACTTAGCCCAACTGCTATTGAACCAGGATCTACAACAATAAACACTGGAACTTTATTTGATGTATCAACCATTATTTCTTATCCTGATTCGTTTATTTACGATCAGCAAAATGTAAGAATGTCAATTCGTGGTGACTTTGATGACTTCCCAATCATTGAGGCATCACCATATACCCAAAACGCTTCTGTTATCTCCTTCCTAGGTGGTGGCGGTGCTCTGGTCGATGGTTCTAAGGTTAAGCAACCCAACTGTCCTTTCCCTGGTCTAGAACTAGACGGAACAGCATCGTTCCCTAACCAGGGTAAATCAATGGTTGCTTCGGCATTCACCATCGTTTCCTTTGGTGGTACAGGATACAAGGTTATCGAAGATGGTTACACTCAGTTAGTTTCGGTCTTTGTTATCTTCTGCCAAGACGGTGTTCTTGCTGAGTCTGGTGGTTATTGCTCTATCACCAACTCTGCTACCAACTTTGGTATCTTTGCTCTACGTGGTGTTGGATATAGAAGAGAATGTTACAGCTTTGACCAAGCGACAATTACGAATGTTTCTTCTACACCAACTGGTAGAACAATCTTCACAGTTGATGGTCTAGGTAGAGAACCACTAGAGCACTATGTCGTTAAGATTGATGGTATTGAGAATACAAATCCTGACATTGAATACTTCATCGATTCGGTTGGAGCAGTTGGTGCTGGACCACCATTCTCTGCTCAACTAACAATTGATGATGGTCAAGGTCAACCTATGGACTTGACCGATAGTGCAACAGGCAATCCTATTTCTACAGGATCATTAACTGGTTACACTATTAAACTACACAGACCATCTATTGTCAACTCTTCCTCACACACTTGGGAATTTGCTGGTTCTGGTACTAACTATCTCGCACTACCTGAAAACGGTGGTACTAAGGTAGAGGCAAACGAGCAAGTATCTCAAGACTATGGTCGTGTATATGTCTCTGGTACTGACGAACTGGGTGACTTTAAGGTTGGTACATTTGCTAAGATTGAAAACAGAACTGGTGCTATTACCTTTACTGGCACAGTTACCATCTCTGAAGTTGAATTCTTGAAACTGAAAGGTGGCGACGTTGTTGTTACTGGATTCTCCGCTGATAATACATTGGGTGGAGCAAGCAGCAGCAACTCTGTTCTACCTACTCAGAAGGCAGTTAGAGACTACATTACAAACAACCTCGGTCCATACATCAACAAACCATACTCTACGAACGCTGTTCCTAGAGCACTGGTTG